TCCACGAGCACCCCGAATATCGGTTCCAAAAAGGCCGAAAGGGTAAGTATCTCGAGGATCCTATCCGCAAAAATTTAAAAGTTTTCCAGAGTAAATTCGCGCTAAGAATAGGCGAGACACTAAAGAGGAGCATCAAATGAGCAGTTTTTACGACGAACTAGCAACCAAACTCGACTCCGACGGCGTAGGCACGTTCACAGACGACGCCGGCCGTGATATTTATGCGGGTGTATTTCCGGCCGCTCCGGATGATTGCCTGGCAATCCTGGGGCTCCCAGGCGCAAACGTAACAGCACAGCGCGACGTCCCGGGACTCAATTTCCCACGATTCCAGGTAGTCGTCAGAAATAAAGATTTTGAATTAGGGGCCGCGAAACTCGACGCGGTGCGGACATCCCTCCACGGGATCATCGGTCAGGACCTCACAAACTGGCATATTATGAGATGTCATGTCGAACAAGAGGGCGGTCCGATCGGCGAGGACGATCAAGGGCGTTATGAGTTCTCGATCAACTTTACAGCCGAATATTACGCTATTACGCCGGTGGCCCCATAATGAGTAAATGTATTCGTAATTTTAAATCCGGATGGTGGTGTAGTCGGTCCAGGAGGCATTCCGGACCATGCGCGCTCCGGCCTAGATGGTGGAATCTTATAGCAGTATTTCGCTATAGAGGGATGTATTAATGCCAACTGAAACTCACATCCACGAGAACGATGGATCGCTTATGCCAAAGCACGACGAGAGCGGCCGGATGTTTACTGAGATCCGTTGTCAGGCAGAGCTCGAGGACGGGTCCACATGTAACGGGTGGCTCGCAGATCTCTATATTCGTGATGGTCGAATCCGCCTACGTTGCCGCCGATCGAATTGTGGTAAAATTACGGTAATGGTATTCCGTCCGAAAAAGCGGAAACGGTCGAACCAGGATATTAAAGCATAAAGGAGCTCAAACTATGTCAAGCATTCTAAATGTAAAACTAGGAACGTGTAAGGTATATTTTAAAGGCGTTGATCTGGGTCATACCATCGGCGGCGTTGAAGTAACCTATGCACCTGAGTACCAGGAGACGAAAGTCGATCAATTCACCGGAATCGCGGAGCGATGGCTTGTGGGCGAGAAATTGTCAGCAAAGGTCCCTCTGGCAGAATCTACACTCGTGCAGATTCGAGCAGCGATGACGCATGCAACAGATAACGCGGATGACGCGGTTACTCTGGGATCATACGCCGGCAAACGATCGAGCACCCTTGCGGGATTGCTAGTCTTGCACCCTATCGCTAATGAGGCTACAAATTACGATGATGATGTCGCAATTTACAAGGCTCACTCGAGCGGCGAGGTAACACTCCCATTCAAGAACGATGGCGAAAAGATTATCGAAGTCATGTTCGATGGCCTGGTCGATGAAGGACGCACAGATGGAAATCTGCTCGGATTTATCGGCGACTCTATCACCTAGTCAAATAGTAAATATTAATTCCATAGAGGGACGTATGAGCCCCGGAAAGAGTCCACCTTATGTCAAGCTCAACCACAGTTAAAACAGGCGCCGGCGATGTCGTCGTCAACAAATTAGCACTTAAAAATTATGCGGAATTTATCCGCGCTTTACGGAAACTCCCCGCCGGACTTGCTCAATTATTTAAGTCCGGAAAAGACGTGTCCGATATGGGCGTTATTTTCGAGGAGCTCCCGGAAATCCTGGCCGATGGATTCCCTGATCTTATTAATATCCTGGTAGTCGTAACCGATAAGGACACCGATTTCTTTAATGGCGATGATATCGATCTCGCCGATGCAGTCGAAATCGTCCAGGCCGCGCTCGAGATCAATGATTACGAGAGAGTGGTCGCCTCAATAAAAAAAATAATGGCTCGGAGAGCGAGCGATCAGACGACAACGACACCGGCGAAACCCGCCGCGAACTAACTATCGACGAATGGCTCTACGGGGCCGTTGATCTACTCGCCTCCGAGTATGGGTGGTCCCTCCATCAGATCTATTACGACGTATATCCCGAGGATCTGGCGCTATTGCAATATGAGATCCTCGCTCGTCAGACTGAGGACACGCTCCGGGATCTCCGGGTCGCAAGTAATCCGCACATCTCAGAGCCCGCAGAACAGCGCGCATTCGTGGATCAGCTACTCGCACAAAGGAAATACCTCAGAGGTATCGATGAAAAGCCGGAGCTCGATCGTAAGGGCCTCAATAAGCTCAAGGGCGTATTAAAAGACGAGTCGCGTTCAGGAATCGCGGTCAAGTGATATTATAAAAGAGTAATTATCGCGGCGACATAAAGGATTTAATCAATGGCATTTAATCTAGGCGATATTTTCGTAACGTTCAAGGCAAAGTCTGAGGGATTCCAACAGGCTATCTCGAACGTAAAAGCGGCCGGAGAAAGTGTCAAGGGCGTAACCGACAAGATCGGAAAATTCGGCGAGGGCGCCTCCGCAGCCGGCAAAAAACTTACTACGACAATGACTCTCCCACTCCTCGCCGCCGGCGTAGGGGCGATTAAGATGTCGACCGACTTTAATGCAGCGATGGCGAATATCGCAACACTGATCCCGGGCAACGCGGCCCGCATCGATGAGCTCAAAGCATCGATCCAGGACATGGCGATCGAAACTGGAAAGTCGACCGCCGATCTCTCGGATGGTATGTATCAAGTGATCTCGGCATTCGGAGACACCGCAGCGAGCGCAAATATCCTCAAGATCAACGCAAAGGCCGCAGCGGCCGGAATGGCCGAAACTACCGACGCGATCAACCTCACGTCCGGAGTTACGAAAGCCTATGGCGATACGACCGATCGCGCGGTCCAAAAAGCAAGCGACCTCGCTCTTATGACGGTCCGTCTGGGCCAAACTACATTCCCAGAGCTTGCAGCATCTATGGGACGTGTTACGCCACTCGCAGCGGCCCTCAACGTGTCTCAGGAGGAGTTATTCGGAACGATGGCAACGTTCACCGGCGTAACTGGTGGCGCAGCCGAAGTATCGACTCAATTACGAGGAGTGCTCCAGTCATTAATGGCTCCAACGGCCGACATGCAGGACCTCATGAAAAAACTCGGATTCGAGAACGGCCAGGCGATGATAAAGCAACTCGGACTCCAGGGATCAGTCGAGGCTATGACAAAGGCAGCGAACGACTCCGGGAAACCTCTCCAGGCATATATCGGATCCATCGAGGGCCAGACTCTCGCGCTCGCAGCAACAGGCGGCCAGGCCGATGTATATTCAGAAAAAATCAAAGCGATGGGGAACGTGGCCGGCACGACCGACGTCGCATTTAATGAAATGACTCAGGGCGTCAATAAAGCCGGATTCCAGTTCGAGCAAGCGAAACAACAGGCCGCAGTCGCAGCGCAAAAGATGGGCGATGCCCTCGCGCCGGCATTATCAAAGGTGGCCGAGACAGTCGGAAAAGTCGCGACGTGGTTCAGTAAGCTAAATCCCCAGGGCCAGAAAATCGTTATCGTAGTCGCCGCAATCGCAGCCGCAATCGGTCCTCTATTAATGGTGATCGGGCAACTTGCGATCGGGATCCGGGCCGTGGGGGTCGCGTTCGCGTTCCTGGCAGCTAACCCGGTGATACTGGCGATCACGGCGATTATTCTCGTTATTGCCGGCCTCGCATATCTCATCATTACGAACTGGAGCACTCTCCAGGCGTGGTTCATGGGATTCTGGAACTGGCTCGTCGGAATTGCGACGGGCGTCTGGAGCGCGATTATGACGGGGCTCACGGCCGTAGGCGATTTCTTTAAAATGATCTGGGACAATATTAAGGGAGTGGTCCTCCCTATATTCGATGCGATCAAGTTCGCCGCACAAATTGTATTCGCGATCATCGGAGCCCTTATCGTTATCCAACTCATTATCTGGACCGCGATATTTAAAGCATTCGGGGCCGTGATCGGCGCAGTATGGGAGGCGATAAAAACCGCCGCGCTATTCATTTTCAATATCATATCCGGCTATATAAAATTCGTGATCGGCGTCTGGACCGCAATATTCAGCACGATATTTAATGCAGTAAAGGGACCATTCGAGGCCGCCTGGAACTGGATTAAGGGCGTATTCGGCGGGATCGGGAAGTGGTTCGGAGATGTCATTAATGGCATAAAGACCACATTCTCTAATATCGTAGGCGTGATCTCAGGGCCATTTAAAACGGCATTTAACGCGATCGCCGGATTCTGGAATAACTCGATCGGGAAATTAACCTGGAAAGCTCCAGACTGGATTCCTGGGATCGGTGGAAAAGAGATCGGCGTTCCGAAACTCCCAATGCTTGCGAATGGTGGTGTTGTCAATAAGGCGACGATGGCCGTGATCGGTGAGGCCGGTCCGGAGGCCGTGATCCCACTATCAAAGATCGGTCAAGTGGCGGCATCGATGGGCGTCGGCCACGATAGCGGCGGCAGCACGACGAACGAATTCCATTTCGACGGAATTATGGCTCGATCATCAACAGAGTTACGCGACATTATGGAGGAGGCTCTCACCTCACTCGATCAGCGCCGCGTAGCGCAAGGCAAAAAGCCATTATTAGGATAGAATAAGAATATGTCAGTAACTACTCTCACAAGTTCAACCCGGACCGTAACACTCCCTCATTACGCAGTCGGTGGCCTGGGATTAGGACTCCAACAAAAATTCGCAAAAAACTATCCGCTCGCCGGCAATATGTACATCGATTTTTATGCAACTCGGAGCACGCTCCGCTTTACGTTCGACGTTATCACCCGGGACGAATTCGAGGAGCTCAAAGCAATATTTCGCGATCAGATCGCAAACGAGGAATTTCTCACATTAAACGATTCGGATCTGGGGCTAACCGATTTCTCCGTATTTCTAAATCTACCCGAGGAGACAGCGCTCAAGTGGGACCGCCAGGCCACACAGGGCCTCGTGATCCTCCTGGAGCCTGAAAATGCAGACAGTTAGTAGCGACTACACGGCGCGCACGAGCGGAAAAGTACGTCCGCTCTCTTATAGCGTCCTAATGTCATTCGAGAAAGCATACGATGCCGGCGTCGATTTCTTTACGGTCGGAACGTCTACGATCGGCGGAACCGATATTATCAAAGGCGAATCAAACGTGGTCCAGGAATGGGATAAATACACCTATGAGGATTTCACGAGTCGCGTTCTATCGATCGAATACGAGCGCGAGGCGAATCCTCCAACGAATGCGCTCACACTTGCGACGGCCGATATAGTCCTGGATAATCACGATGATATATTCACGCCTGGCAATACCGCATCTCCGCTCTATGGATATCTCCTCCCTAAACGTCCGATCCGGATCTCTCTCGGATTCAAGGGCGAGCTCATCCCGGTATTTATCGGGCTCACTCAAAAGCGCCCGGAAGTCGACGAGACGAATAAAACGGTCAAATTCCATTGTCTCGATTTCCTATCGTTCATGCTCGATCAGCCGCTCGATGAGGAGCTTATGTATGTCGACATGAGGACCGATGAAATCATATCGGAATTGCTCCAGGGAGCCGGCGTCCTCACCTCGCAGATGGATCTCGATTATGGATCTGTAATTATCCCGTTCGCCTATTTTAAAAAGGGATCAAAGCGGGGAGATGCGCTCGCAGAGATCGCCGAGGCAGAACTCGGGAATATATCGATCAGCGAATCTGGCCGGCCGACATTCCAAAACCGCACAAACTGGAACGACAATACGACCTCCTGGACATTCGATAAAACGAATATTCTCGAGCGTGGGACCGGCAGTACAGACGATATTATTAACGTGGTAGAGGTGTATTCCCAGGCCCGCGCCGTGATGGCAAAGCAAAAACTATGGGAGCTCTCAAGCGCCCAGGAAATTAAGGCCGGCGAGACAATCGAAATTTTCGCAGATTTCAAAGATGATTATGGAGCCCTCCCGGTTACGACACTCGATGATCCTGTATATATCACCTCGGCCGATACCTCAAAATATGCAACAAATCAAAAAAGCGATGGATCCGGTCCGGCGTTGAACACATATATCACGCTCGACAGCGTAAGCCTATTCTCCACGTCAGCAAAACTCACATTCACTAATTCATATACGACGAGTGTTTTTATCACTCAACTCGAACTATTCGCGACGCCGGCAAAGGTCCAGAACGATCTCTATATCCGTGTGGCAGATGATACCAGTGTCGGCGTCTGGGATGGCTATCAGGAAAAGGTATATAAAATCGAAAATAATTACATCCAGGACGAGACGGCCGCAAACTCGATCGCCCAGATCATACTCTCGGACCGGGCAAGCGACCACGATCAACTCTCGCTCCTCGCAAAAGGGGTCCCTCAATTACAGATCTCCGACGTGGTAACGTGGGACGAAACAGACGAGACGGCCGATTATTTCGTAACGAGGATCTCCGGGGTCCTAAATACTAGCGGATTCCGGCAGCAACTCACCGTCTCAAAGCGCACGATCGAGAGTTATTTCCGAATAGGTATATCAACAATCGGCGGAAGTGATAAACTAGGACCATGAGGATTAAATATGCAAGTACATAACTCAGTATTAAATGGAATGCTAAAAAACGTCTCGGATCCAAAACTCCGGGAAACCTACGGGAATATAATCTCGGGGAATTTTCCATATCGTGTATTTTGTATGGATCCGCAAAAGCTCCTGGGCGAAAAGAAAAATGCTCACGCTAAAGGGGTATTAATCGGATATATCGACGGAAAAGGAATATGCATCGATGAGCCAGTCTCTCGTAAAGACGGCGCGATCGTGTCAGGGATTGAAACGTCTCGCGATCGATTCGACGGCCGAAAAGGATTCCGATGTTATTGTGGAAACTGGAGCATCCAGGCAGCAGAGGAAAAGCCGACATTCGATAAAAAGAATTCACCGGCTCCACCATCAAAGGATGATCTAAATGAAATTTTCGCGGCGGTTAAAGCATCCGGCAAGGTCCAGGGGTACGAATTTATAAACGGCTCTATGGAATACGACGGATTTAAAATCGAGGAGATAAAATAATGAGTTTTCACGCCGCCCAAACTTTTACATTCGGAGAGCAGCCTAGCGCCTCAAAGTGGCAATATATCTGGGATAATGACTACGCCCTCGCCGATGGGACCGGGATCTCCGACGATGTGATTTTAACTCGACATATTGCAAATGCTCAAATTACGCCCGATCTATTGAAATTACAGCCAGGAGCGGCCGAAGTAGCCACTAATGAAAGCACGACAACAGGCACACCGACAGACCTAGCGACGGCCGGACCGGCCGTTACAGTAACGATCGGAGCAAATGGACTCGCACTTATTCTATTATCGGCCGATCTATCGAACTCAACGCTCAATGCTTATGCGATCATGGGATTCGTAGCATCCGGAGCAAATACGATCGCAGCGAACTCATCAGATGCCCTCTATAATAAGGCATCGGTCGCATCAAACAACCTCAGTATGTCATGGGGAAAGCTTATCACCGGGCTCACTCCTGGATCGACTACATTCACATCGAAATACTGGAGAGTCGTCGGCGGAACCGCATCATTCGCGCTACGCAAGATTACAGTAATACCGCTATAATAGCCGTATGGCAAAGGCGATAAAGCAACTCGAGCAAAAGCGATCCCGTATGAGGCTCTCCCATTCGATGAGTATGATCTTTATTATTTAACTGGGATCCTCGGCAGCGTGGCCCAGGTGGTCCCTATTCGACTCACGCGCCCACATGGCGGAGAAGTCGTCGAGGCATATCTATCAATGCAGATCCACGCCGCCGCAGCGTCCGGATTTACCGCTCGATTAATGATCGGGCGTTTTTCAGATTCAAACCTTACAGCCTCGAGCACTTATACCGAGGCCGAGATCGCCGACGGCCATTTAAAACTCACTGGGACCAATGCGGCATTTTCAGTTATCGCGGGCGGGACTCTATATATTGACGATCTGAATATTCTCCCGGGGATCCCGGTCCCAGGTGATACCGATTATAACGAGGATGGATTCGTCCTGGCGATCGTATTCGGCGCCGCGCCGGCGATCACGAGTGGATGGAATCTCGACGCATTCCGGGTAACGTGCAGCGCACAGATGGGGCTATTATGAGCGAATCCGGACAACTAGCAAACGCCAGGAAAAATACTCTCAAAGACAACGATAATCAGTTCGACATGTACCTCTATTGTGGTGGGGGTGGCGCCGGTTATTTTCCTCCTCCGGCCGGCGTTCCTGGGATCGTTCTCGAGTATCGCATTTCTAAATTAATCGTCCGAAATATGCTTATAGTTCTCCAGAATACGCTCGATGGCTATGGGATCCAGATGTACACGGACGCGGGCGGGACTATTCCTAAAACCGTCGCGATCGGACTATCTGATTCGCCTCTCGACGATCTCCAGACAACCGCCGAGGCGTCAGGGGTTACGATAAGTGGAGGATCCGCAGCGTATGGCGAGATATATGAATTCCCGGAGGCCCTGGACCCGCAACCATTTCTCCGGCCCTGGGAGGGTAAGGGACCGAATCCAGACTGGGACTCTCGCGTTTATGTCTATCTGTGGTGGGGATCCTCGTCATATTATAATTATGGAAACCCCCTCGGCCAGAGTGCCGGCGGTCCAGTCGTAGATGAACGCGCATTCAAGATCATTAAACACGATAACGAGATAAAAGCATGAGCCAGGGTACTAAAAATCAATTTTATAAATATTCAATGCGGACCGCGCTCTCGCAGTCGTTCTGGTGCTCGAGTGTTATATTAATGCGACTCCAGGAACCGGATAATGCTATCTCAGAGGAAAATCTATGGATGCACCTCCGAGCGACATTCGATGCCGGCGTAGCATCAGGCGATCGGAAAATTATCCGAGTGGGCGTTGTGAATGAACAGCCAGGCCTCCCCTATTTTGATCCTACGGCATCATCTTATCCGGCGTTCGGATCTCCAACGTGGCATCGATACCTAGACACCAATTTTGTAGCCGACGGATCTCGAGTGGTGGATTTTAAACTCGATCTCTCAACTCTGATCGATAAAAGTAACCCGGCCGGGAATCTTGTTTATATACAGGCGGCGACTAATGCATCGACACAGGGTAATATAGGAATATGGAAACAGGACGGAATATACACGACGAACGAAATAGCCTAGCCGGTCCTCGGCCCGGCAAAAAGAACCTCCGGCGACGCCAGGAGAAATTCGAGTCTGAATCAAAGCTCCCGAGATCTGATCGGCAATTTAAGACAATGGAGATCGTTCCCAAACTGGTAGCGAATACGACTTGTGTCTGGTGTACGTTCCAAACCGAGACGGGGAATTCATTCGTAATATGCCCTCGATGCCGGGCGTGTCAGTATTGCGGCCTCGTCGGAAAATCATCCGATTACTGTTTTATATGTGGCAACTCAGCCGAGGACGATATGATCGCGGTCCCTCCGGCTCGCAAACGAGCTCATTTAAAGGCCTCACACGGGCCAGTTCGTGATAATGGTCCAGTTACGCATTCGGGCCCTAGAACGCGCAGCAGACGGCCAGGATTAAAGCGGAGCGGCTAATATGGAGCGGGTGGATCGACTAAGCCGGGAACGGCAGCTCGCAGTCGTGGAGGATCAGTTCATGATCGAGTCTGATTTATGGCTCATGTCGACCGGCGATCCGGCCGAACAGGCATATCGCATGGAGCGCATCGATAGGCTCCTGGATGCAGCGAATGAAATCAAGATACTGGGATCGTTCGCGATTCGATCAGCCGAATTGCTTTAAAGGTAACGAATCCGTGATGTTTAAAACCTGTGGATAACTTGTGCAAAACCTGTGGAGCGAGTGTGGATGAAAATCGGACTTATGCACAACTTTTTTATGCGGCATTGTCGCATCATTTTTTATACACATTCCGTCCACATTTTATCCACCTAGTTTTGCACAATTTAATTGTTCATCCCGCATTGTCGCATTCAAAATCTGAGTCGTGGTGGGACCATCAATGCCGGCATGTCGCATCAAAAGTTATCCACATTATCCACAGGGCCTATTACTACTACTATATTTAAATACTTAATAATTAATAACAGGCTCCCAAATAATAAAAAGAATTCCCGCATGGTCCTATTGCTTATAATAAGAGCATGCGTTATAATTATGGAGTAATTAAAAAAGGAGCGGCTAAGCTATGACACAACCAAAGAAATCAACGGCGAAAAAACCCGTTACGAAAAAACAGACATCTAATAAATCCGTAATATCAGAGGCTCCCGTCTCTGGTGAAATCGTCCCAACTCCGGTCCCCGATCACATCCCGGCGCAGCATTTAACAGGAGAGCTCGTAAAGTCAGAGCCCACACGAGAGGCCGCATTATCGATCGTCGGCGGCGTAACGACTGAGC